CTGTAGGATATCACTTAGATGTACTGCAACTTGTTTCCTATCTGGTGGAACTATCTGAAATGATTGACAACGACTTTGTATCGGGTCAATGATTCTCTCAACATAATTACAAGTTAGGATAAACCTACAATGTTTTGAGAATGTCTCCATAAGATTACGAAGAGCGGCCTGTGATGCAGGTGTAATGTAATCTGCCTCATCAAGAATCACAACTTTCATATTTGAAAACCCAATAGTAGAGGCAAAGTTCTTTACTTTGTCTCTTACCATTTCAAGTTTTCTCTCATCAGATGCATTGATATATAGATAATCACATTCAATGTTATTGACGAGTAACTTAGCGAGAGTGGTTTTACCTGTACCAGCCCTACCAAACAATAGAAGGTGTGGTAAATCTCCACTCTCAAGATATAACTTGACTTTACTTTTTAGGTGTTCGTTACCTATATAAGTGTCAAGACTCGTAGGTCGGTACTTTTCTACCCATAGGGAATTTTTAATTTCATCCATTATAACTTTCTCCAAATCCAAATTGGTTCACAAAATCTTTTATCTTTAGTTTCCTCTGCTCTTTGTATTGTAGAGTCTTGAAACCTTTCATCTGACTCTCGTGCCATTCCTGCACCACCACTATTAGGTCTCTTTGCCATCTCCATTCCAATACAACCTTTATATTCTGAATCATGAAATGTACTTAAGAAATTATTCATAGGATTACATATCTCTACCATGTTTCTCTGTCCACCTGTTCGTGCAAATACATCTGCAATGTTCACTAATAAATATCCACCTCTTTTAATTGAAGGCCATATTTTTTCTAATGTTTTTTGTAAGAACTGAGTATTCCATGTATCAATATCTTTATATCTTACCCAACTCTGAGTGTCGTCATAACTATATCTCTCAACACTAAAGTAAGGTGGTGATGTAAATACGGTATCATACATATTCTTTTGATATTCAAAGTCCTCTGCAGGATACTCTACAAACATACTTTTTTTAGGAACCTCAAACATCGTTCTATGTTTTTCATAGAATTGTTTCTGTTCTTCATAGATGGGATGATTTTCTTTTCGTGGGTCTATCCCAAGATAAGACTCACCTGTTTCACTTGCATAGAATCCTGCAAGTCTATCACCCCAACCTGCACTAAAGTCTAAGATACTTTTACTCTCTAATTTATCATACAATACCTTTGCCACATTCGGTTTGAACTGAGAACAAATATATTTTCTCAATCCAATCATTACACGAAATGCACTCTTATCAATCTTAGGTAACTTTAGAGAGTATGCAGACCCAATTAATGTTGTCATAAACTTATGACTTTCCCATGTTCTATGTGGGCCTGGTGCAATTGTTCCATCTACACTCCAACGATTCTTTTGTTGGAAGTAGTTACTTGAATCATTACCTGTATTATTTCTTTTGAAGTATTGTTGTTTACCTTCAAAAGTTAAATCATATCTGTACTCTGTACCTTCACGAGCAAACCACTCTCCTTCAACTAAAATTTCATTATGTCTCATTCCTTTTAGTTTCTGAAGTTGTTTTAATGCATCTTTTTCAGATATATCCATGTATGGTGGTGGGTAAGTCATCGCAACCTTTGCAAGACTTTCTCTTACATCTTGTTTATCAAAGGTGTTTTTGATGTACTCCCACTCAACCTCGTCTATGAAAAGATAAGGTTCCATATCATAGAATTTGTCAAAGTACGATAAATACATTATGTATTAGATTGTGTTGATACTAAATAATACTCAGATTCATAATCATCTATTGAGAAGTTAATCTTTGATAACCCTGCAGATGATACTTTCATAGTTGCATTTTGACATTCTTTATTCGCACTTAATATACTTGAAAACATTTCAGCACTGAATGAAATAGGTTCAATATCTGAATAGTTATCTACACTAACAGGTATTGTAACTCTATTGGATGCAATGTTAGAAAATCCAATTACAATATTTACTTTATCATTGTCTGCAATGATTGTAAATGTTTCAGTTTCAGGTAAGGCACCTTTACCATTAATAAATGTACCAATAAAATATGAATCTAATTTTAATTCTAATTCAAATTCACTTGGTAAGTTTTTTAGTGGTGGTGGTGTTGGGATAACACTTAAGTCACTCAACATATATTTTGATGTTGTTCCATGACCTGAGTCTTTCATTTGTAGTGATACAAACTTTCCACCCATGTTATCTATTGTGAAGTCCACATCATCACCAACTACAGAAAGTAGTGATAATAATTGTGAAGTATTATAAACTCCAATCTCACTTGGGTCAAATGCATCAAACTTATCCATTTTAACACTACCAACTACAGACTTATCACCTGAGATAAATCTTGTTGTAAGTGACTTTCCATTTGATTCAATCTTAGTAGATTTTATTTCTCCACCAAGATGATATTTGTTAATAAACCCAACTAATTTGTTTTTATCCATTTGTCATTCTCCTATTGTTAATATTCTATATATATACATATATATAAGTTTTCTCAAAATCAAAAATATTTTTCTATTTTTGTTGGTTCCCCAAACATTTCTTTTAAAAATTCTTGAAACTTATCTTCAGGATAATTAGACCTACCAAGATTCATAAACCTTGTAGTGATTACAAAATTACCCTTGACATAACCACCCTTTGGGTCAGGCCATCTGTCAACCGATGGTGCCTTGATTGAATGTGGTACAAATATTTCATTCAAATCTATTTGATAATGTGGCATCCAATAGTCACAACCCTTTTGTTTCTTAAATTGTTTTTCTAAATCATCTCTTGTTATACCAACTTCAAGTTGTTTTTTATATCTGTAAATTCTACCTTCTTTACTAACTGCTAACTCTCTCTTCAGTTTTGAATTTAAATTTCCTCTTGTACTACCTTGATTCTGTGATGACATATTTACATTTGACATCATCTTTTTAAATGGGTCTCGTGCCATTAGAAAAACCTCTCTATACTTTTTGTCTTATCTACAACTGCTTCCCAAGACATTGCCTGATAGAACATACCAATCTTTTTACTCATTGCCTGTTCAAACATTTTCTCATGGTCTATGTGTGTCTTGATTAATTCTAATATTTGTGGTGGGTCTTCATAACCTTTATAACCTATTGTATCAAATCCAAACTCATTGTTCTTTAAGTACACCCACTTAATTTTACTACCATTGGTAATCCTTTCATATTTTCTACCCTCATACCAATAGTCTAATAATGAGTTATAGTTGATTGCAGATTTTACATGTACAGGACATCCTTTTTTGTATGTCTTAAATGGTGAGTCTTCTTCCTCAACCTCGTACTTACCAATACCCTTTACACCGATTGGATTTGCCATCACATCATAATGAAGTGATTCCATATTTCTTTTGAACAATGATATCCTTTCATCAATCTTTTCCTTTGGAACATCTGCCAGTATATCATCCAATACATTACCCAACAATTCTTTCATCGCAACTGCAAAGTTACTACGAACCGTATCCAAACCTTTAACATGAATCTTATTAACCTTACGACCTGCATCATTTATAATTCTTAATCCATATCGTTTCTTAGTAATGAACAACCCACTCTTTGCAACTACCTCTTGTTTAATATCAAATACATGTTTATCTATCTCTACATTACAAAACTTCTTTGAAAAGAAATTATAACTATCGTTCAGATAGTCTTGTACTTCACTACAGATTTCCATAATCCTTTGTGTCATCATTGTGTCACTTAGTTTTTGATTAGGGAATCTCTTTTCAACCAATGGAATAGCAGAGGCAAAAATGGAATCAGTATCTATGTATATAACATAGTCTTCGTTAGTACCAAGTTCTTTATTATAAAAATGATTCGTTATCTTCTTACTGAACTTAATTAAGGCTTGACCAGTTAGAGTCGTTGCCTCTGCATTATCCAAGTCATAAAATCTAAATACTGATAGACCCAATACACCATACAAAGAGTTTAGAATAATCTTCTGTATGTATTGTCTTCTATCAAAGTAATCTTCTAATTCTTTATTACCCTCTTCATTATATTTCTTAACAAGTTTTCTCATTTCAACTCTTTCATTGAACCACTTGGTAAGTAGTGCAGGAATCAATCCTTGTTTATCTGTACGATATAAAACACCATTAGAGGCAATACTAATATCATTAGTTAATAAATAATTTTCTAATTCACCATTTGTAAACTTACCTATCTCTTTACCTTTCTTATCATTCATAGAATAGGTCTTTACATTATCTTTCTTTAAATATTCTTCTGCATCCCAACCTTCAACCTTACCAAGTTTAGTCTCTGGTGATATGTTCAATGAACGAATCACACTTGGATACATACTCGTAATATCCAAATCATATACCCAATCATGTTTACCTTTTTGTGGTGGTTGTACATAAGCACCTGCAAATTTATCATCATCAAATGTTTTTGGTCTTGGTGGTTTGTTAGGTGCAACAATACCAAGTTTCTTTAGGTATACTAATATAGCACCTTCAAGATATCTTGAACTCATAAACACTTCTTCATAAGGTATGTGTCCAAGGTGTGCAATACCTCGTGATATCTCAATCAAATTTAATTTCTTATCTAACTCAACTAATATTTTTACATCTCGGATATTGTAATCAACGAAAGTCTGTAAGTCATTTTCATATAGGTCGTTCAATGTTCCTTCATATTCTACCTTGTTCATATTGACTTCTACTTCTCCGATATAATCTAAACGATAACTTGATTGTTGAGAAAACGAAAACTTTCTATATAATGATAGATAGTCTAAACAACTAACTCCTGCAATGACATATCTCTTTTTAAAATCATTGTAGTAAACTTCTGATATTGGTGACATCAAGTTTGCCACACTTACACCCAATACATTTACTGCCCTATTATATAGATAAGGAATATCAAAGTAGTCTGAGTTCCAACCACTAATAATAGTTGGTTTAATCTCTAAATACTTTTGGAAGAACTTATTCAACATTTCATATTCAGTATCATATACTTCTACTATTTTATCATCTTTGGTATATGATGTAAGTCTTCTCTTTGCATCATAAACATAAGTAAAATATGTCTCTGTCATGAAATCATATAATGCAATAGAAGTGATGACATTATTTGCCTTCATCACATCAGGAAAACCATCAGTAACCTCTACCTCAATATCAAAGAATACTTTTCTATGTCCTTCTGATACTTCGTCTGAGTCTGTATATTGGTCTACTAAAAATCTTGTTGTTGGTGGGACATCTGATTCATGTAGTGTTGGGTCTTCTTTATCATAATTAAATACTTTCTTTAATCTGTCCCCATATAATGAAACATGATGTCCATTTGAATTTTTTACATAGGCATACTTTTTATAAGGTATAATCAAGTACCCTTTCTTGTCATCCCAAAGATGAACTTTCTGTCTACGATTGTCAAAATATATGTTCTGATACATTTAGGTTGTAATGTCCCTTATTTTTATAACTAAATATACTAATAAAACCTTATGCTTGTCAAGCTTTTTTTTAAATAAAATGGGTGGTATATTTCAACCACCCAAATTACAATTAGAAGTTAATAGAAACTCCAATGTTTGCATATCTTGGTGTACCCAAGAATACTTCTGCATTATGTGCTAAGTGAAGTTTATCACCGAACCCATTGTATTTACTATTATCAACTGCATCTTGTACAAATACTTCATCAAGTGCGTTGAATACATGAGCATTTAAAGAAATGTCGTATCCCTTGATAGGAAGTTTATATGATGCGTGTAAGTCAAGTTTTGAGTAACCTGGGGCTTCCCATACTTGACTTCTATCTGCGACTCCATCTTCAATCTCTCTTGCGTCTGGACTCCAATCAGAATAGTTCTTATCATATGTTTTGTATAGTGCCTGTAATCTCAAACCTTTAATTGGTTTAAGAGTAACACCTAAAATATAGGCAGTCTGTGGCATATCACCAACATATAATCCATCAAGTGCATATGCATAATCAGTAGTCTGATAACCAATCACTTGGCCTTCGTCATTGTACTCATTTTCTTGGTAAGTACCATCGGCATCACCATCAAATTTCCAATTACCAAAACTTGCGATTAAGTCAAGTTCAATCATATCATTTGGTTGAATCTTAGTTTCAATCTCAAGACCTTGGTGTTTCTGATTTACACCTTTTAGGAAGATAACATCAGTATCACCTGATGAACCTTGACCTGTTTGTACAGATTTTGTAAGGTTTCTATCTTGCCAATCAGTATTGTATGCACTAACTCTAACTCCAAGTTTTTGTGTACCGAAGTTTGCACCAAACTCATTATGTAAGAATTTCTCATTGTCTGGGTCTGTTGCAACTACTCCATCATAAGTAATAACATTATCTAAGATAGGAGCCTTTTGAACATATCCACTATTAATGAATACTCCAAGGTTCTCATTTACATTAAACAATGCACCACCTTTAACTTGGTAAGTTGTGATTGGGTCTGCAGTAATTACTTCATCTGCAATAGTGAAATGGTCTTGATAAGAATACTCAATAGAAGAAACACCACCCATACCATATAGGTTTAGTTTTTCTGTAGTATAATTACCTTGAACGAATCCACCAATCCAATCTACGGTTGTTTCGTTGTGATATGCAATCTCGTCACCGAGTTTCACGACTTTACCTTCTTCAAAGTTATCGTCTGCATAATCAACATAGTAATCTCCACCCAATAAATCACGAACTTCACGAGCGTGTTCTATACGAGCAGTTCTCCAATCTAATCCAACTTGTAGTTCTAAGTTGTCATTCAACTCATAGTTTAATTTTGAAATCAAACCATATGTGTTCTGACGATTAATAGAATTACGAAGGATACCTGTTGAACGATTTTCTGTGGTAGAGAAGTTCTCATCAATGTTATCGGAATTTTGTGCAATCTCTGCATTCCAATCCCAAGCCCATGGTGAACTTGCATACCATCTTTCTCCTTCAACTGCTGGTGTTCTTGATACACTACCATATGTACCAGTACCACCACCAGAACCACCACTCCAATATAAAACAGAACTTAATCTTGTTTTATCATTGATAGTTAAGAAGTGATTTAAATTCACTAATGGTTTATGGAAGAAGTTCTCTCTTTCGTTCAAGAAGTTCTTGTTGAATCTATTGGTTGTTCTTGCACCATACATATACCAGTATTGTTTACCTGTATATGATGGGTCAATAGGTGCGACATTTTGATTAAACAATCTACCAGCTTCAGTTTCAAATTTGTTACCTTCTGCAAAAGCATCAGTATCATATCCGTCTACATCACCAGCTAACTCTTGTGAGTAAGTAGCGATATTCTGTTTGTATAGATTTTGTCCATGTCGTTGTGGAGCACCGATGGCATATAATTCAAATCGTTGGTTTTCACTTACTGCATAACTACCACCAAAGTAGTATGCCCAAGCGTCTGTCCAAGTTCCATCAATGATTCCATCACCAGTTTTACGAACAATAGTTCCACTCAAAGCTAACTTGTCATTAAGTAAAAGACCAGTATTGTAGTTAATAGTAGTTTTTAGAAAACCACCATCACCAGCTTCTTGTTTGAACTTCCCACCCTTTTCAAAAGATGTTGGGTCGGTAATGATATTCATAGTTCCACCAATAGAAGGTGTTGCCAAATTAACAGCTGATAGACCTCTTTGAACCTGAATTGAAGATGTAGCGTCACCCACTCCATCCCAATTAGACCAATAGACCCATCCGTTCTCCATATCATTTTGGGGAACACCATTAATCATCACTGCAACATTTCTTTGATTGAAACCACGAATGTTGATACGAGCGTCACCCGCACCACCACCTTGTTGAGTAGCATATACACTTGGTGTTGTGTTAAGAATCATTGGAATATCTTGTGAACCAAGACGAACTTCCATTTCTTCTTTACTAACATTAGTGTATGCCACAGGTGTTGTTTCAGATGCACGAGATGCTAACACCTCTACATCTGATAAGGAAACCACATCAAAATCCAATACGAATTCTAATGTAGATACACCCTCAACAACTACTGATTTAGTTATTGAAGAGTAACCAATGAAAGAAGCCACTACATCATAGGTTCCCTCGGAAACATTAATAGAAAAAGCACCAGTATTATCTGATACTCCACCTAAATCTGTTCCGAGAACTACGACATTAGCTCCCTCAAGTGGATTTGAGTCAACATCAACGATAGTTCCAACGATAGATTGTGCGAACAATCCTGTCATCAATACCATTGATGTGATTAGATTACGATATTTCATAATCATCTCCTTGTTTGTTTACTTGTGAACAGCACATTTTTATTCTGGTGTGCCTTCTGCCAGGGTATGTGAAACCTTTAACCATTTGTGTACTCTTGGTCATCATTATCACCTGCTGTTGGTGTTATTTCTTCTACATCACAAAAGTCCCCATCACAAAATTTTTCTATGTTGGCCTCTTCTGATTTAATTACACCAAATGATAACTTACCAAGTTTACCCATCTGTTTATTATATTCTTTTTCATCAATCGCTTCATAAGGCATCTGTTTGTATGCACCATAATCATGTCTTGGTAATAAACTAATACCTTTCAAATGATACTGAAAGTAATTCAATACATTTGGTATCTCTTCACTCTCTGTTTCAGGATTAAAAGTTACGGTACAACTAACTTGGTTGTCTGCCCAATGTCTTTGTAAGAAAGCGGCCAAACTGAATTGTTCCCAAATACTTAGGTCACCTGCAGTTCTTATTCCTTCACCGACATCAACTGGTATCTCAACTACCAATGTTGAATCTTCAGAACCAAATGCAGGTTCTATTTTATAACCTGCCTTATTCAATGGTTCAACCAACTCCGAATTGATTGATAATCTAATTCTTCTTATATAGAACCTACTTTCGGGATAATGTAAACCTGGAGTACTACCAGCCAATAATGAAACGGTACCACTCGGTTTAACTGAAGTAGTTTTAATTGATTTTGGTATAGCAAACCAATCAGAATATACATCATCCCATTCTTGTATGACATCATATCCATCATTTAACCATTCCTTTAACTCATTTAAACCTCTATGAGTTATAAATTGTGCAACACCACTTACTGAACAACCGATTCTTCTGTTTCTCAACATAACACGATTTGTGTCTGACCAATGTGTTCTTCCGAGTGTTACGGTTTTTGCATATAAGTATGCATATTTTAGTGTTCGTGCATAATCTTCAAAGTCATCATGGTTATCAGGAAATGTTTCTACTAAACAACATAACTCATATGATTCAAGTGATTGTTCTAAACAAGGATTACCACCCATTACTCTGTGGTCTTTGTTATCTCCACCATTCTTCATACGAGAATACTTTCTCATATTCTCTAACCATGCAAGTCCTGGTTCTCCATTATCCACGATTCGTTTTGAAACCTCAGTATAATCCATACCTAACTCTGCAAATATACTATTATTAGATGTCCAACCATATTGGTCACGATGTGGATTTACTTTGTAATTCTTTAAGTCTAAGTATTCTTCTGAATCAGGGTCACCAAATACAATCTCTGCAGTTCTTCTTACATTACCTGCCACTACACATTTACCGATTAAATTCATTATATCTACAATGGTTGTAATTGTGATTGGATTACCACTATTCTTTTCTAATACTTTTCTGATATCTTCATGAACCTCTTCTAATGGTTCTGGTCCTGATGACACTCCACCAAATCCTTTAATTGGTTCACCTGCCAGTCTGATTTTACTATAATCAAATTTTACTTTTGGTTGTCCATGAAAGTAACTCTCTAATAATAACCTTAATGATTCTACCCAACCCTCACGAGTATCTGGTATTTCAAATGTTGTTTCTCTGTCTTTGTCAACACCTTTAACAAGAATCTCTCCTGCACCCTTAGTATCAAATCCAACTCCAACACCTAACATACTTGCGTCCATTAGGAAACAAAATGGTTTTGAATAATCTTCTTTAAGTGTTTTTGTTGATACAAATGCACAATTGTTTAGTGCGGCATATAAACCTTTATCCTCTGTGATTGGTGTACCCATTGCCCATAAACCACGACCTGGTGGTAAGAACTTCATGTTGAAGATTCTTTCATACATATCTTGAGCAGACTTCTGAGCTTGCCATGGATTCCAACCTAACTGATGTGAATCAATATGATTCATCTGCATAGAGTAAGTTCCCTCTACAACCCTTTGTACGGTCTCCCACCATCTTTCATTCTTTCCATCTTCTTTGATTCTTGAATAGGTTCTCATATAAACTAATTCACCTAATCCATTGAAACCAAATGGTGGTTTCTTTCTTTTCCATTTATTTATAAAGTTATCAGATAACTTAAATTTGTTTTGTTCCATTGAAACTTACTCCTATGTTTTGATTTTTTTCTCCCAATATAACTATAATATATACGGAGAATAAAGGCATATTTGTTATTTTTTTAGAAGTTTTAAAAAGATTTTCTTTGAAGTTTTATTCAAACCCACCTGCATCAAAATCTTTCTTCTTCTGTGCCAAGGTTTTACGAATATACTCATCTGCATTATTCATTTTACCTTGTGCTTCTTGTCCACCTTGTGTATTAGTTTCATAGATTTGTATGTGACCTGTATTAGTATTAATAGTTGCAGGGAATGTAATACCATCTGGCCCAAACCTATTTTTAATTACATGGAATCTACCTGTATTTGCAATCTTATCTTCTACTTTTCTACTCATACTCATTACAAAATCTGCAGTCATGACCTTTGAATAATCTTCTGAAACTTTGTCTGCACCAATCACATCCTCTTCTAATGATGAACGATTGGCCTGTGATGCAGTCCATAATGGAATGTCAAACTCACCTGCCATACCTCGTAACTCTTCATACACATGACCTATCTGATGTCTTTTTTCTGTGAAGTTAGATGTTGATTTCATGATATCTGCATAATCTACAATAACCATATCTGGTTTTAATCCCTGCATCTCACATTGTTGTAAGTGAGCGGCCAATGTATTGACACTTGCAGTTCTTGTTGGATAATATTTAATTATTAATTCACCTTTTAACTTATTAATTTTCTTTAATACTTCTTCTTTATGATATTGTAAGTTACCTGTTGGTTGTCCACTTACTATTGTATCATATCTTAATCCTACATACTGAGCATTTAACTCTAATGTATAATGAATCACGGTTTTACCTTGTGCAACTGCATGTGCACCAAGTGCCTGTAGTGTCCAAGATTTACCGATACCTGCTGGTGCAACTATAACTCCAAGTTCACCACCTGCCAGTCCACCATCCATCAAATCATTTACACTATCCCATTGTGTAGGTAATGTTTTTCTTGATTGTTGATTCATTCTTTCTTCAAAACCTGTAATATACTCGTGTCCTATATCTCTTTCAACACCAGCCTTCATCGCATTATCAATCACACCTTTAATTTCATCATATTGTTGATTGTCAAGTAATTCAACCGATTCCATGATTGCACTTTTGATAACTTGATTCTTACAGAACTCAAGTGTTTTTTCTTTTACAAATTCTAAATCAGGTGACTCACGATGTTGCCAGGCACCTCGTAACGAATCAACAATAGTAGTTTTCAAAGTATCATTTTCCACATCATCAATGACAACTTTTAATGCTTCCATTGTTGGTGGTGATTTATATTTTTCAAAATAATCTACTATTGATTTAACAAGAAACTTATTTGCATCAGAATCAAAATAACTTACCTCTAAGATGTCACCAATAGTTTTTATAAACTTATTGTCTACTATCAAAGATGTTATTATTTTACTCTGAAAAGATGTTCCATATTTAATTAAAGATTCATTCATAACCATTTATAATTATCATTTAGATTTCGGAAACACACGATTTATTTTATCATAATAGTCTTTTATTTCTTTATGATTTCCACTTTCTGTTCCCATAAACTTTAGGATATTATTTAACTCCACTTTTGTTTTTTCTGTAACTTTGTTCATATTTTTTTCAAAGGTATTTGTAACTTTGAACTTTTCTCTTTCATGTAAATTTTGTATACATACTCCATCAGGTGCCCATGCATAATGAAATGATATATCATCTGTACTCTCAATAATACCTAAATCAAGGAATTGTTCAATTGATTCAAATATGTGATGTATGTTATATGTAGATACGGTATATTGAATTCCATAATGAATATCATTTTCTTTTAATTTTTCTATATTCTTTACGAACTTATTATGATTGAAACCTACTCTGATATATTCACCCAAGTCATATAAACCATCACAAGATACCGCAATATAGATAGTACCTTTTTCTTTAATCTTGTTCCAATATTTGAACAATGATTCCTCTTGGTATTTTAAAGTAGACATGTTAGAATTATAATGTAAATGTAATTTTAATTCCTTATCAGTAACAAACTTTAGGATATCCATGTGTTCTGGCATAATCAAAGGTTCACCACCTGCAAAATATATCTTCTTAAGTTTACCCAAATGTTTCTTAAGATTTTCCATAAAGTTATTTTCTACTTTAATAACCTTATTAACATCAGGTGATATTCCACCTAATAACATTTCAGGTTCATACCAAGATGATGAGAAATCATGACAACATGTTCTACATTTAAAATTACATTGATTTGAAAACCTAATATCAATATACTGAAACTCTAATGGAACTTCACCATCAGTAGTCTTTGGTATTTCAAATTCATTGTTATCTGGTTCTAAAAATCCTTGTCGTGCACTTACCTCACCTCTATCCTCTGCAAGATAACAAATATCACATAATTTATTTCTCTCACCATCTAACATATCCATACGAAGTTTCTTCATCTCTTCAGAATTAAATACTTCACCTATGGATTCTTTATTTAAATTGTGAGTAGGTATAGTTTCTGCAATACAACAAGGTTTTACATGACCTGATGGTTGTGCATATAAATGTACAAATGGTAAAGGACAAAATGTTTTACTTTTACTCACTCAATGTTCCCATACATATCTTGTACTTTCTTGTCATAAAATTCTTTTCTTTTTAAGTCACGATATTTTTGACGAGCCTTTGCCTTTATCTCTTCTGAATTTCTTTTATAATGTTCCATCTGCCACTTTCTTTGAGCATCTCGTCTTTCTTTTTCACTATGGTATTTTCTCTTTCTACCCATGTGTTTTCTCCGCCATATGATTCAATCTATTAAATGTAGTTGCCAACCAACTTGTCAAGTTAGGTAATGCAGTATACATTTTATCTTCAAGAAACATTTTCTGAAACTTGTGTTTTATTATTCTTTGAATTGGTTGTGATGTAATGTCTTGAACTTTTAGTTTACTATTACCACCCATGATACCATCATCCAAGTCCATCAATCTTCTATTCATTAGTAATTGTTCTTCAGAGTCACAAATCTTTTCACATAATTTTACATGTTTTCTTTTTGTAGATGCACTCTTCAGTAAATCATTGATGGTATACTTTACATCTTCACTCAACCATGGAAAGTTTTTAAGTAAAGTCTTTAGTCCAGCTCCATGTATACCAGGTATACCATCTGATTTATCTCCATCTAAAACTCTAAATAGTAAAAAGTTTTTAGGATTAATTCCAAACTCATTCTTAATTCGTTCTTCATCATACATTAGTTTTTTAGTTGGTGAGTATACTTGAATCCTATCATCTACTAATTGTAAAAAGTCTTTATCAGTAGACATTATAGTAACTTTCTTTTTGAAAATATGTTTACTACAATAACCAATAACATCATCTGCCTCAATATTATCCATATTGATTATAGTCAAAGGTAAACATTCAAGATACTCAACCACACGATTCAATTGATGAATCATCATCTTTTTTTCGTCTTCACGAGTTAAGTAATCGTTTGCTCTGTTCAAACGATGAGACATTTTTCTTCCCATTTTATATTCAGGAAAGATTTTTCTACGGCGGTTAGACCCACCTTTACCATCAAATACAATGATAGTTCGGGTAGGTCTTACCATATTTACAGCGAACGCAACTGACCTTAAAAAACCAACTATTCCACCAATGTGAACCCCATCATCATTAGTAGTTGGTATTGCTGAGAACACTCTAATAAAAGTGTTCAGACCATCTATAAGTAAAACCGAGTCGTTTGGTTCACCACTATCTACTTTACCGCCAGATTTTTTTATCTCATCAAGTATTGAAAGATATCTTTTATTAGTCACCGAGAACCTCATCTGTAAACTCTACATCATCAATACCAAGTTTTTCCTTGTATTGTAATATAACCTTGTCACAAATGATTTTGTATACATACTCTCTTAGTTCATCATTTTCGGTGATTAAGTCTTCCCAATCTTTAGATAGGAACTTATGTTCTTCACCATTTTGGTCTACTAAAGTATACCATGCTCCACCAGTTTTGACTAACTTGTGTTCTTTCAGTACGGTTAACCATGCACCATAATTATCTATACCTCTATCAAAGTACATATCATAGTCTGCATGTCTCAAAGGTGGGCCAAGTCTGTTCTTGACAATCTGTGCTCTACACTTCATACCAAGTACATTCTTACCTGTGTCTTTGATTTGTCCCATGTTCTTCAATCTAATTCTTGTTGAAGCATGGAATGGTAATGCCTTACCACCACTTGTTGTCCAAGGGTCTCCGAACATTACTCCAAGTTTTTGTCTTAATTGATTAGTAAACACAAGTGCAACCTTTTGTCTTCCAATCATCTGAGTAACTTTTCTCATCGCCTTTGATATAATAATGGCCTTGGCAGTTGCCCAACCATCTTTATCAAAGTCTGCTTCCAACTCTACTTTCGTAGTAGCGGCTGCAAGTGAATCAACCATAATAGTTACTAATCTATCTTTGTCTGATTCTCTTACTTTAGTTACGATTTCTACAATTGCCTCAAAGATATCTTCTACGGTTTCCAAATGTAGGTATAACATTTTATTTAAGTCTAAACCAATCACTTCCATAAACTCTTGGGAAACTGAAGTCTCAGTATCTATATAAACTGCAACTCCACCTTTCTTTTGAGTTTCTGCAAGAATGTGTGCACCAAGTAATGATTTACCACTTGATTCTAATCCATTGATTTCTGTGATTCGTCCAACTGCAATACCACCATTTGGTCTGTTTGATATTGCCAAGTCTAACATAGAACTACCTGTAGATATAAAATCTTTTATATCTGTTGGTGTGGTATCACTTCCATCTAAGAAGTATGCCACTTTGTTATCTTTAAACTTTTTGTTTAGACTACTTGCCAAAGTATCGGCCAATCCATCATTTACTGACATTCATTTTCTCCTAAGTTAAAATAGTGTGTAGTTAGGGAATACAATAACACCCATCTCTACTTTTCTTGTATGTTGCCACACACTATATTGTTATTGTTTATGAATTAAATAATTCATCAAATGCTTCTGATGTATCTTTCACTTTGGAAGATTCTAATTCAGAAGTTGTTACGGTATCTGTTGTTGATTCCTCACCTTCGGTATCATCATCGGATGGGTTTAACCATTCGTTTAATACTCCTGATAAGTCATCATAAGATAACTCTTGATAAATTTCAGTAATGTCTTGTTGGTCTTTTACTTTTTCCAAGATTTCAGGTTCATCTGAAATTGGTGTTTGATTAGGTTTAACTCTAATCTTAGTAGTAGGATAACTGGCTCCAGTCTCCTCTGCTGATATGAACTCAACAACTACATCACGACCATTAACTGGGTCTGTAATATCACCATAGTCTGGGTCTGCAATTACAGAAAGTAGTTCTTGGTATACGGTTTTACCGAATCCCCAAAATTTTACTCCTTGTGATTCCTCACCTCTGACTACGACTGGTGCAAAAGTTCTCATTTTTGCCTCTAATTTACGAGCCAATTGATAATCTTCTTTGTTACCACTTCCACGAAGTTTCTGTGCAAACTCTTCAATCGGGTCAGGTCTACCAAATGATATTGGTGAAAGATATGAACGATTGTTGAGATTGTAGTGGAAAAATAACTCAATGAAAGGATTGTCCTTATTTAAGTTGTAAGGTACGATTCTGATTTGAGTTTTACCTGGTTGTGGTTTCCAAAGACTTGATGTTCTGTTGTTTGTAGTTTGAAGTTGTGATAACCTCTTACGAATAGCATTTAAGTCCATTATTTATCTCCTATTGTTTTATGTTTAATTGTTAATTGGTATTCAAGTGTAACCTTGATACAATAATATATATCATATATATTTGTAAAAAACGGATTTATTTTTATTAT